ACAAAACACATGGAAGCCTAAACGCAGTCGCCAGGGCGGCAGGTGTACATCTCAGCACTGTCAAGGAGTCTCTTGAGGCGACTGCAGAAAAGCTGGGCTTCGAGAACTATAAAGATATGGTACCCAGGGCGACCGCACCGAAAAGGAATTCAAGTGGTTCCGCGAAGCAGAAAGTGTGTGCGTCGAAAGTTGCTGAGCTCGTCAAGCTCGTTGAGTTGCAGGGGTTTAGGTGTGCGTTATCAGGCGTTGAGATTTCAGTCGAGAATGTTGCACTGGACCACAAGCAGGCACTGTCGCGCGGAGGCACAGACGCGCTGAGCAATTTGCAATGGATTGAGAAAGATGTGAATCGAGCTAAAGGCGTGATGACAAACGACGAGTTTATTGCAATGTGCAAGCGTGTCGTAGCCTGGAACAGGTAGGGGGAGCTGTGAACATTGACACGATCGCGGACAAGCTGGAGTTGCGGGCAATTCGCGAGGGGTGGCCGATCACAACCGAGATGAGGCGGCAAATTATTGAGCGAGCGATGGACCGCGCTAGTTGTGGCGATCCAGACATCGAGGATAAGGCGGCCAAGATTTTCTTGGCGGCAGACGCGGTAAACCTCAAGCGACAGCAACTGGAGCAGAAGAAACTTGACGCAGAGCACGCTAGAAAACTCAAGCTCATCGAGGCTGCTATCAGGCTCGGAATTGTTAGCGATGGACGTGCAGCAATTGGAGGCACTGTTATCAGCGCACCCGAATGCTGATGATGTGCAAGATTTGCTTTCGCCTGCGGCGTGGGACGAGAAGGCTTACGACCGCCAGCGCAAGGAAAAAAAGCGGGCACTCGACAGGGAGATTCACATCCCGCCACCGAAGAATCTAGAGCTTCGCAATCGGTGCCTGCAGGATTTCGAGCTGCTGCTAGTAACCTACTTCCCCGACATTTATGACGAGGCGTTCACTGAGGACCGTAGCGACATGCTGTCGTCAATTGTGTGGGCTGCGACGTATGGCGGCGACAAGGCGATAGCTGGGAGTCGCGGTGAGGGTAAGACGACGCTGGCGCTAGATGGGGCGATGTGCTTAATGCTGAAGCGGCTCAACGATTTTCCGGTAGTCATCGGCAAGAACCAAGACTCGTCATCCGAAGAGCTAAAGGCACTGCGCGAGAAGATGGTTAGCAGCGAGCGGTTCATTGAGGACTTTCCAGAGATAGGCGTGCCGATGGATTTGGCTGGGCCGGGTGTAGCGTCGCCTAAGCAGATGGTCGGAGGTAAGTACATTCGGTTGTTCATGGGGGCTAAATACTTCGCGTTCCCGACGATCACGATTGCGCAGCTACCGCACTGGGATCAGTCAATAGTGCCTGTTAGCTGCGGTCAGGTGATGGGGGCACTGGGAATCAACGGACGGATACGGGGCGAGAAGTTTCGTGGCAAGCGTCCCCGGCTAGCTATCATCGACGATATCGAGGATACGCAGGCAGCAGGCTCGGACACGCTGATAGCCAAGAACGAGAAGAAGATTGAGGAGGATATCGGCGGTCTTGGTAGAAGCTCGAAGCGGATAGCGCGGGTGATGCTTTGCACGATCCAGAACAGGAAGTGCATTGCGTTCAAGTACACCGACCCCAAGCAGAAGCAGAGTTGGAACGGCAAGCGATACCGCAAGATGAAGAAGCCACCAGACCGCATGGATTTGGTCGCGGATTACATCGAGATGCGGAAGATGCGAAAGCAGGACGACCCCGACGCGCGCGAAGCGTTTCGCTACTGGCGAGACAATCAAGATGAGATTGAGGCCGGGTGCGAAGTGTCGAACAAGCAGAGCTATAACAGCGAACTGCACTTTGACGGCGAGCAAATCGAACTATCCGCCATACAGGCGTATTACAACCGCGTGGCAGACATGGGCGAGAAGGCCGTAGCGACTGAGATTGACAACGACCCGCCCGAAGAAGTTGGGCCGCAGGGCATGGGCCTAACGGCTGAGATCGTAGCCAGCCGGATAAACGGGCTGTCTCGGCTACAGCTCCCCGCCAATGCGTCCGCACTCACGGTCGGTATCGACGTTGGCAAGTATCGCTGCCACTGGACCGCAACGGCATGGTGGGAGGGTGCGGGCGGCTGTGTGGTGGATTATGGCGTGCTAGAGGTGAGCGGTAACGACGGCATCAACAGCGGCGACCGTGCGGCGGATATGGTGGCGAGTGAACCGGCTATCTATCGGGCTCTGCTGTCGTTCCGCGATGAGATGCTAACGAAAGAATACGTTGACGCGACTGGCACCCGTCGCAAGATTGACATGGTGATGATTGACTCGGGCACCTACACCAACGCGGTCTATGAGTTCGTTCGGCAGGTTCGTGGCGTTTGGCATCCGTCCAAGGGGATCGCAAATTACCGGCCTCGCGCCAAGTCAACCGAAGTTTGTAGAGCGGGTAAGAATCAGCACGCACAATGGATGGAGGCTGCGAAGGTCTGGCTGTACGAGCTAGACACAGACCACTGGAAGCAATGGGTGCATGAGCGGTTTTTAACGCCAAGCTTTGATGAGCAAAACATGCTTAGGCGTGGATCGCTGTCGATCTACGAGCCGATAGGCAAGCAGAAGCACACGAGCTACGCGCAGCACATCGTAGCCGAGGAGCTGCTGACGGAGTTCAAGGAGGGCAAGGGCGTTAAGACCTATTGGCACCCACGCAACGATAACAACCACTGGCTAGACGCGACGTATCTTGCAGCGGCTTGTACTGAGTCGATGGGCATTGCGCTCATCACTCCTAGCGAGTGCGAGATAGCGCCCAGGCACGTTGACGCAAGCAAGCCCAAGCCAGCGGTTAATCGGGCAAGGCAACACGGCAATAGATTCAGGACGCGCCCAGGCGGCTGGGTTCAAGGAGCGAGAAAACGATGAGCACAGCAACAAAGGCAAATGGAATGAACAAGCCAAAGCGAAAGCAGGGAACACGGCAGTTCGGATTGGCAGATGACGCGATTATCACCGAAGGCGAGATTGCGAAACCGAAGCGGTATGTTCCGCCCGAACATTCGGGGTGTGAAGCGTTACGGGCCGCTGCAGGCAAGCTCGACGAACGATACGGCGAAGTTAATAGCAAGCAAACCAACAGCACCCAAAAAGAAATCATCATCACACGGTACTGCCACTGTAGATTCTGCGGGACCAACTACCAGCATGTGACGACTATTAAGCAGTAGTTTACACAGTGCTGTAAGCGCGATTCTAGTAATAGACGACAGCCACGCCATGATTGATCCATGGCATCACCGGCATCACTTCTGGCACTGATTGACGCGGCAATCGAAGCACTGCTTACGGGCGGCGCGTCGTCTTATTCTATTGGCAGTCGGACCGTAACCAAGCTCGACTTGGGCAAGCTGTTTGAAGAGCGCCGCATTCTACAGACTGAAGTAGACCGCGCTGCCTCTGGCGTTATTCGCTTGGCGAAAATGCGGAGGACTTCGCGATGATTGGCGGCATCCTCGACAAGACAATCAGCGTATTCGCTCCCGGCTGGGGGCTCAGGCGAATGCACGCCCGGCGTGTTCAGCGTACCTACTCGGGCGCTGAAGCGAATCGGCTCAACAACCAAAAGCGACCTAAGAACCAAGCTGCAGACCAAGAGCTACTTGGTCCGTTCGGTGCTGATGCGCTGCGTGCTTGGGCGCGTGCTCTGGTCCGCGACAATGCCTACGCATGGAACGCACTGGACACCATCGTGTCCAACATCGTTGGCGAAGGCATCACCGCACAATCAACCTTCGAGACTACAGAGGGTGAAGACGTCGAAGATGTGAACGACCACCGCGATTCGGTGTTTGCCGAGTGGTGCGAAGTTTGCGACATCAACGGCGAGCTGACGTTTAGCGAAATGCAGGTTCTCTGCCAGCGGGAAATGGCAGAAGCCGGGGAAGTGCTCATTCGGTACATTCGCACATCAAGCAAGGAATACCGGGGCATCCGTCGCCCGGTCCCATTGGCTCTGGAGGTCATTGAGGCCGATCGGCTTTCACTGGAGCGGGACACGTTCCATAGCCGAGTTGCGCGCGAGAACGGAAACCGGATCATCCGTGGCGTGGAGATCGACGACAAAGGGAAGCCGGTTGCATACTGGATTTACCCCGAGCACCCCAACAGCCCGTACACGCTCAAGAGCCAAACGCCTGAGCGAATCCCAGCTAGCGACATCATCCACCTGTA